GGCGATGGGCCGGGGCTTCATGGCCGCAAAGACCATGTCGCCGATTACCCGGCGCTGATACAGCTGTTCGTTCTTTTTGAGTTCAATGGCGGTGTGTTTGATCTGCTTGGACGGCGCCGCCCCGGTGGGGTCAGGCGAGGGTCCGTCGAGTCTGCACTCTTCCTTGCGCCGCAGCGCCTTGTCGGCGCGCTTGCGTTGGAACGAAGTGTCAAAATGCTGTGCCCAATGGGCATCCAACTCGACAGGATCAATACGATCGATGGGGCTCAACAAGAGATGAGCATGTCGTCTGTTGCACCAGGCGAAGCCTCCTTCCTGCGCGAGAGCGCGGAGGCGTGCGAGGGTGCTGAAGCTCGGGACCTTGTCATTGAGAAAACGGTCCAGAGCGTCGGATCCGATGGTCGCTTGTATACCCGATAGAGCCAGTTCGAGGGCGGCCGCCCAGTAGGGCGTGGTGACACGCTGCTCGGTAGGGGGTTTCTTGGCGAGGCGACAAAGCAAGACAGTGGCCAAATTCTCGTCGGATTGGCCTGGACTGTAGGCGGGAGCGTTCACCGGCATCATGAAGAACACAGATGCGTTAGTGATTTTCGGCTCACCAAACTCTTCGAAAGAAAAATTTTCGGGTAAGACGAGCTCAACTTCCTTAGCTTTCGCGAGGTCGGGGTATTCGGTATAGGAGCGGTATTCTTTGCGAACAACGCCCCGCTCGATGACAAGCGGTTCGGAGGCAACATCGGGGAATGGGTCCGTGGGTGGGCGCGCTTCCCAGGGCGCATCGTAAAAGGCAGCTCGGAACTGTTCCCATTCAGGACGGAGGAGCAGAGCTCTGCGGCCAAGCTTACACCAGACTATGGTGATCAGGACTGCGATAAATATCAACAGACTCCAACCTAAAGCCATAGGTGCGGGTGGTAGAGTGGCGTTCGAGGGGAGCAAGGGTAGGCCATTGTAAAGGGCGAAATGGCCGAGAACCCATAAAAGATTGTGAAAGAAGTGCGCGAAAATGGCGTACTTGAGAGACATCCTGTGCATGATCCAGTGTTTGAAAAGATGGGTCGCCAAGGAAATGGGCGGTTGGCCCCACATCTCGGCGATGCCGATCCACAGCGTTACTGGGAAGCCTATCAAGGGAGCATGTTTGATTAGCTCTTCCAAGATAGGAGCAAGCACAAGCGTTTGAACAATCTTGCCGATGACGGGATCTAGCTGGGCAACGCAATAGTGTCCAATGAACAAGACCGCATCCGAAAGGGCGGTGGCCGCGGTGACCGTGACGGCAGCAGCAAGCGTGAGAATGAAC